AGATCGCCGTGAGCGTGTTCGGCTTGTCGGGTGCCAACGAGTGGACCACCAACGTGAGCATCTCTGCGGCTGACCTTGGCGGCGAGACCATCGGCAGCGCGTCGATTGTGGGCGCACCGTTCAAGCGCAACAGGGCCACCGAATACCACGGCTCGCTTTTTGGCAGCGCGGGGTCGATGGTGGTGAGCATCAGCGATTCCTGGGAAGACAGCAAGACGGGCACATGGTGACGTGCCCCTAATGAGACGAAAAAACCGCTGCCCTCGCAATGAGGTGCAGCGGTTTCTTTTTACCGTAGGTCATTCTTTGCCGGCATTCATCTCGTGCAGCAGTTGCACCGTCTCCGCCACCTCCTCGTCGGTTGGGATGTCGGCCTCGGTGACGATGGCCTTGTCCCATGGGAACTCAATGAGGTCGGAAGGCTTGGTGATGCCAGCCTTTTGCATGTCGGTGTACGGCATTGCGTTCATGATGTTGAATGCGTGCCAGCGCATTGCGCTCCACATGTCGCGGTGGCGGCGGTTGTAGCCGCGCAGCAGGCGGCGTGCCTCCCAGAAGCGGATGCCGTAGAGAAAATCCCGGCGGCTGATTCCTATCTCGCCAACGAGCAACTCGTAGATGTCGTTGGCGGTCAGGCGTTTTTTCTCTGTTCGGGTTCCTTGTCATCAGGCTGCTCGTCCTTCGGCTCGCCTTCTGGCACTTTGTAGAAGTCGGCACTCAGTTGGATGATGGTGCCGAGAGCGGTGCCCAATTCCAGCGGCGTGGCATCATACATCAAATCTCGGTCTGAGATAACGGGTTGATCGCCCTGCCACTCGCTATATGCGTTGATGGCTGCGATGACTACATACACGGTCTTGCGCGTGTCGGGCATCCTTTTTCCCTTCAGGGCTTCCATTGCGTCGGCCATGTAGGCGTTGATGTCCTCGTCGCTGAGCAGCTTGTAGCCGATTTCTGTGGCATAGCAGTAGGCAAGGGTGACTTCCTTGCCTGCGATGGTGATGGTCTTTGTTGTCATAGTTCCTTGGTTTTAGAAAATAAAAAAAGCACCGCCCGCCTGGCTCTAAAACTCAAAATCAAAGAGTCGGCAGGCGATGCCCTGTGTGCTTAGTCCGAACCCACAACGACAGGCCCGTAGATGTTGAGCGTGCCGCTGTATGTGGTCTTCTGGCGGTTTTGGGCAGACACCTGCAAGTTGGTCAGCTTGCCTTGTCCAGAGCATACCGTCTTGCCGATGGTGCGGTTCTTGGTGCCGCTCACCATGCAAATCTTCCAGTTGATAACGTTGTCAGACACCTTCGTGATCATATCATTGAGATATAAGCCATTGGAGTCTGTCTCGGATCCGGTAATCACCCCAACGAGTGCGCCGAACGAGATGTCACCCGAGCGTGTGGTCACGTCGTATTCGTTCCATTGCCCAGCGTTGTCGGTGCTGTCTTTTGTCGTGCTGTCCTCAGTCGTGGCAGACAAGTGTAGGGTCAGGTCAGTGGCGAGTGCCACAAAATCACTGGTCACGGGTGTGCCGGTGCCGGTGATAATGAGTCGTAGATGTTGTCCTTTGTCCATGATTGTCTGCTTTTAAGCGATGGCTCCGCTGCCTTGATATTGGCAGGTCACCTGGATTGTTGTTCGGTTTGATGCAGAAATGTTGACGTCGTTCAGGATCGCACTCCCGGAGCGGGCAAAAGCGGCGTTTTGTGCCACGCGGTTTTGCGAGCCGTCGGTTTGGTCCCAGCCAACCGTCACTTTGTCGTCAGAGTTGAAGCGGGTGATGAGCGCACGGAGAGAAGCGAGTGAGGCATCCACGTCGTCAACGCTCACGCTCCACTGCTTCGACACCATCTGCTCTTCAGTCCAGCTGTTTTCGCTATCCTTCGTCGAACTGTCCTCCATATTGCCTGATATGGTGATTTGGCAGTTCGTTGCCTCGGGCACTGCTGCCGGGGTGGAACCAACAAAGGCTCGAAAGTTCTGCCCCATGATTTTCTTTACTGCCATATCTAATCGGTTTTAGTGAAGTTGAGTTCGGCGATAAATGTGCCATCCTCGGTGGCGGATATGAACCCGCCCTCCTGTTCGGTAAGTCCCTGCTTGGCGGCTTCCTTGCGGATTTCGGCGATTTTCTCGCCGGCCTCCTTGCGCGAGGATGCCTCCACCTTCACGGGCTTGCCCGGGGCGATGGCGGTTGTCTTGTTGTCAGTATCCTTACTCATCGTCTTCTTCGGTTGAATCGTTTTTCACGTCGCACTGATAGTTGAGCTCCATCCACCAGCATGGCTTCAGCGGGTCGTAGGTGACGGGCTTGAAAGAGAACTGGTAGTCGAGCGGCACCATGTCGTGGAGCTCGTCGCCTTCCTCGGATGCCCGGAAGTAGCGGCGCACGGCCTTGCGTATGCGGTCGGCCAGCGTCCCGAGTTCGGCGCGTGTCCTGGCGGCCACCTCGATGGTGATGTTCACCGAGTCGGTGTCGCCCTCGTAGTCGTCCTTTGTGGTGCCGTCGTTCACTCCCTCGCCCTGCGACACGATGACGTATGGCACATCGGCGTTGTCGAGGTCTTCGTCGGGCAGGGCGATGGCGGTGTTGTAAACGTCGCCGATGGCGAGCTGCCTGAGCAGTTCTGTGTCCGACTTGATGGCTTTCACGAATATGATGTCCGTCTGGAGACTCATGCTATCAGTTTGACTTGTTTCGTTTCACATTCCCCGTATCTTCAAAGGGGGCCACGGGTGGCCGGGCTGTTACCTCCGACTCCTCACCCGCGGCTGGAACTATGACCCCTTTTTCAGATGTTTCGGAGAGTTTAGATGCCCGAGGAGCTCTGTGTCGACTTCGAGTAGAGCACGAAAGCGTCGGCACCGTCCTTGAGGATGGTCATCGAGAAGTCGGCGTTGATGGTGGTGTACACCTCATCGGTGTTGCTGGCCACTGCCGATGTCGCGTCAATCGAGAGCCTGATGTTGCCATGCTGCATCACCGGCACATACTTGAAGTTGCCGAGGCCGATGTTGTGACCGGAGGCGGCACCCTTCTCGGTAGAGCGGTTGATGGCGTTGTTGGCGATGACGGGGATGCCGAGCAGGCGGTTGTCGTTGCCGATGAGCATGATGCCCGAGCCCTGGTCGAACGGAGTCACCTTCAGTGCCCAGAAGTCCTCTGCACCCATCACGAAGACCACGTTGTCGGTGTCGAGGTTGTGGGCGGCGAGCTTGCCGATCATCTCGGCAGCGGTCTCCTTGGTGAAAGTGGAGTAGGTGCCGGTCTGCTTACCGGGGGTGTAGCCTTCCTGGCCGTAGGTGCCGCTCTCAGCGTCCTGTGCGAAGGGGCCGTAGAAGATGCTGGTTGCCTTTGTGGTGGAAGCCACGGCCCAGTTGATCTTCTTGCGGATGCTGTCGGCGACGACGCGCACGATGTACGACTGGAGGTCGAAGGCGGAGTTCTCGAGTGCCTGGTTGCTGATGCGCACACGCACGGTGAGACGCTGCTGCACGGGCACCTGCTTGTCGAGGTCGATGACGCGCTCGGTGGTGGCGGCCAGCTCGTTGGCGAAGACTGCCTCCACGCCTCCGGCGAAGGCCCACTGAATCTTGTTGCCGGTCACACCGGTGGTCATGGGCACGCCTGCGGTGGCGAGGATGTCGCCGTCGGGGCGGTCGGTGGGGATAAGGTCGACCACGGTGATGCCCTGCACGTAGCCGTCGGTGCCTGGGTAGTTACCCACGCCCTGCGAGCCGTAGGAGATACTCTCGCGGTTCATCGGGATGACGAACTTCGAGCCGGGCTTTGCCTCGCGGAAGAACTCGCGCAGCTGCTCGTTCACGTTCTTCGTGGGGGCTACGGTCACGGCGGCGAGCTGTTTCTCCTGGATGCACATGCCGATCTCGCGCTTGTTGGATTCATACTCGGCGAGCAGAGAGGCGCGGCTGGCCCTCTCCTCGTCATTCAGTTCTCTCTCCTGGAGCGTAGCGTCGAGCTGTCCCAGGCTGGTGTTGATCTCACGCTGGCGCGACATCAACTCGTCGATGGTTTTCTTGGCTTTTGTCATTTTTTTAACCAGTTAAAAAAAGTTAGTACTCTGATAATTCCATTTCTCTCTCACGGGCCATCCGCTGGGCGGCGGCCAGTTCGCGCTCACGGCTGAGCACTTTTTCGCGCTCCTGCTGCTCGCGCTGCTTCTGCTCCTCTGCCTTCTTTGCGGCTTCGGCTTCTGCGGCCTCGCGCTTGGCAGTTGGAGTCTCGTTCCACATCTCGCGGGCATTGACGGTGGTCTGCGAGTATGCGGGATCCATTCCGATGGTGAGGGCGGTGATGGCGGCGAAACGCTTGTGCGTGATGCGCACTTCCTTGTTCGCGCCCCTTTCCTCCACCTCGTAGTCTTCAGGGATGAACTCGAAGGAACAGCCGCTGTAAACACCGCTGCGCACCAATTCGAGTGCCTGGTCGCCAAGGTCGCACTTTGGGGCCTCGAACTCGAAGTTCACGCCACGGCCATCGACGGTGAGTTTCAGAGAGCCGCGGCCCTTGTTGCTCCTGGCGATGGTCATCGAGCGGTTGTGCAGCAGGTTCATCTTGATGTCCTGCGAGTTGATGAACGTTTGGGTGCAGGCTTCCGGCTTGATGATTTCACGGAAGTCAACACCCCAGTCGTCGAGTACTTCCGACTCAGCATTAAAGACGATGGCTGTGCCGGTGATGGTGCGAGACTCGCCCTGCGAGCCTTCAGCTCCTTCAATCTCACGGACGGCGAGATCGCACTCAATAGTTCTGATTTCTCTTTTCTTTGCATCCATATCTCGGTGTTGTTTAATTGTCGGTGAAAAAGGGCTGCGGGTTTACTGCTTTCCCGTCGGACAGTGCCGCAGCCCCATGGCTTAAAGTGAAATTATCCAGCTCCCAACTGGTTTATGGTGTCAGGTCGCCACCGCCGCCGGTGTTGCCTCCCGTGCCGGTGTTGGTGCCTGTGCCTTGGTTGTCGTCGTCGGGTGTCTCGGTGCCCTCTTCCTCATCCTTCTCGGTGGCCCACGAGAGGGAT